GGTTCACCATCAGTAGTAAAAGTAATTAATGTTCTTAAATCATCAACATCACTTAAAGCAGAAGCAACAGCTCCAGGAATAACTGGAGTGAATTTAGCCGCTAATGAGGTAGCTGTTTTTAATAAATTTAGAGCCTCTACTGCTGTTGTTTGTCCATTAACTAATTTAGCAACAATATTTAAAGAAGTATCTATAATAGTGACATACTTAGACACACTTTCAATATCTGTTCCTAAAGATTGTCTAATGTTATATACCTCATCTAAAATATTTTGATTTGGACATAAGTTAGGTAATGTAGGATTACCAGTTTCAATACCTTCAATTCCTAATTTTGATGCTAAAGAATCAATAGTAGATATTGCTTTACCTTTTAAATCTTCTACTTTAGTTAATACGGTTTGATTAATTCTATCTAAAGGACCTAACTTTAAACTTGATAAAGGAATAGCAGTAGCTAAACCAGCCGCTAACAATAAGCCTCTTCTAAAAGCAGCATCATCTTTAGCTTCTTGTTGTCTTTGTTTTTCTGTATCCTTTAAAGCCATTATACTGTAAAATTATATTTTGATTTAATCTTAGAAGTATTTAACTTCTGGATTCGAGTTAATAAATTAGGGGCTATTGAATTTAGACTTGCAATAGGTCCACCTGCATTTGCTGCTGATTGGGAAGCTATAACTAATTGTTTTACAATAGAAATTAATTCTTTTAATAATGCTTCTGTAGTATTACCTTTTAATAAAGGTTCGGTTGCGTTTTTAGATCCTAAATAAGTTTTTACTGTTTGAAGAACAATTTCAGTCTCAGCTTCTAAGTTAATAGATTCAACAGCACTTAAGTCAATTGATTTTTTAGAACTTAATAAAATATGATCAACATCAGAACAAAATACTAATCTACCTGATTTAATAATTATTTGGTTTTGATTATATTCTTTAGGTTGTGTAGGAGGATTCTTTTTAAAACTTAAATAATCACTTTTAGGTAAAATTAAAGATGGTAATTTTTGAGTGCTTGTTAAATAAATTGAGGATAAGTCTCCATTAAGTAATTCTTCGGTAGGTAAAAATCCTACTGAACCTGCTGATGGTGATTGTCCGTTTCTTAAAATAGTAATTGGGTCACCATTTTGTCCTCCTTTAGACCAGGAATTTAACGGTTCACTATTTCCATCTAATACACTGGAACCAAAACGAATTGAGTTACCAAAACGTCCTTCAATCATTACATCACCTTCATATTTAACTAAAGGTTTAATGTTTGATTTTTCTTCAAAAGTATTTCCTAAATCAATTCCCGAGCTACCATCTTCAACTCTTCTAACTGAACCTAAAGATGTTTGAACATAATCACGTTTTTGAGAATCAGGTAAATCTTTATTTTCAAAAATATTAGGAATACCATTATGATGATTACTATTCCAAATGTTTAAAGGTGTGATATAGTAATAAACTTCTTGGTAGTTATTATTTTGAATGTCTGGGGAGGGTAGAGAGAAAATATAAATTAACTCATTTTTTAAGGGGTAATTAATAAAATTAGAAAAATAAGGTTTAGCAAATCCTTTAGATTGATAATTACCCCCCTTTAGTTTTTTAAAAGCTACAGTTCCAATACCGTTCCACCCACCAGCATTACCAAAGTAGTAACTTTTGTCGTTTAAAACAATATCTTCAACAATAGCAACTTCAAACATTATTTTTTACCTTCTCCAACGTTTTTAGCTAAATCAAATAATTGTGCTTTTTCTTCCTCAGAAAAAGATAGTTCATTTGAATTGTTTTGGGATTGTACTTGTAGAGCACGTTGAACAATAGTGGCCATCTTGATCAATTGTTCATCATTTTTAACTCCAATTTCCATATATTCCTTAATTAAAGGAACAACTAAAGTAGCATCACCAATATCATTAATAAGAGGTTTTAATTCACCAATTAAAGCAGAAATTTGTGATTCCTTTTTCTTTTGGTTCTCATAAATTTCTTCTAGGATATCAGAAAATTTTTTCTTTTTAAATATTACAGCTTCTAAACTCATAAATTTTGATTATAAATATTAAAATCAAAACCTTGTATATCCGTGTTCTAAATAAAATACATAACCCTCTTTAAATATATCGTATAATTTGTTAGCTATTTTAGTTATTTTAGGAGTTTTAACATCTATAATTTCACGAATATAAATGTAAAGTGCTTTTTTATTAAAAACATCTAAATGTTCTCGTTTACGAAATAATTCTAAAATAGCATCTGCAATTTTAGCGTCTTCTTGTTTAGGGAAAATTTCATAAATATTCTCAGTACAATGTATTGCAAATTGGTCTATAAAGTAAGATAAACGTTCTATAGGTTGGGAATCATCCATTTCATATGAATGCTTTTCATCCTCTTCTAATGTTTCTATAGGTGCTGTATCAATACGTTTTTTATAGTTTTTCTGATTTGATAAAATCAAATAACGTTTAGCGATAGTACCAAAATAAGAATATGCTTTAGCTCCTTTTGCTGGATTGAATAAATGGATTTTGGATAATAGAAATGAAATTACCTCAAATTGTAAATCCTCAATATTATCCACCTCAGTATAATAAAATTTAAATGTATGAATAATGTTTTCAGTTAATTTAAAGAAGGCATAATGGATACGTTCATGATAAATTTTATTTTTTTCTTCAAACGTTAAAGTATTATTATATAATACAATTGCATCCTCAGTATCTTGGGTAAAGTACTGCACTCCCTTCTTTTTCTTAACTGCTACTTCACTCATAAATTTTTAATTTTAAATTGATTTAAAACATCTTGAATCATTTTAATGTTTGTAAAAAAGAATCCTATCTCATCATCACTTTGGAATGATCCTTTAATATCTACCTCATTAATTTTTTTATCTGAAACCTCAATAATATCTGATATTTTATTAAGGTAAGTTAAATAAGAAGCTAAAATATCTTCTTGTCTTTCATTTTTTCTAAGAAGGTTAAAGGTCGTGTATCCTAAGATCACGACCATTATACCTAAAACAATTACTAAAATTATCATAAATTATCTAATAGATTTTTTAGCCCTTCACTTTTTACACTACTTAATGCTTTAGATTTAGTAGCAGAAGTAGCTGGTGCTGATTTCTTAGTATCCAATGTAAATGGTTTCTTTTTGGTCTCCACGCTATCCTGTAATTTAGGTAACCATTCTCTTTCAAACTCAATACGAGCAGCCATTAAGTCCGCTTGATGAACAATATAAGGTAATGATGTACGTGGTTTTTGTTCGGGAAGGTAAGTCATTAGATATTTCTTATTTGCCTCATCATATAAACCATCGTGAGTTTGAATAGTAATCATTTCATTAAATGTATACTGGATATTATGGGATTGGAGTAAGAATAAACCACGGTCGGGAACAGAGGCAAATGGGACTTTAGTATTAAACATATAGTCTTCACCTAATTTTTCACGTCTCCAATTATCAGTTTGAGGAATATATGCTTCTTCCTCTTCAGAACCCATTTTACCTAAATCATGATTTAAGGCCGAAAATACTAATTCTTCTTTAGTGTAAGTTGTAGTATCGGCACCCATTGAAGCCCATAATTCATGGAGGTGAAGAGCACAAGTAATAACTCTATTAACATGTTCTACATAACCTCCAGGAAAAGCATTATGGTATTCTTTTTTGTGAGCAGCAGGCATCAACATTAAACGCTCACTAAATTTTTCATAAAATTCAATTAATTTAGTTTTACGAGGTTCCGAAATATGATCCTCAATAAAACCAATCAACCTCACCCAATTTTGTTGGATTTGTTCTGCTGTTAAATTCATAAATTAATATTGGTTAATTTCGTTTGGACTTATAGGTTCTTGTTGAATAAATACCTTAGCATCATCAATTGCTTCTCTAAGTATTACAAGTGATTCTTGAACTTGTTCTGTTGTCCCCCCTCGTTGTAGATAAAATTGCAATTTCTCAATCTGTCCCTCTGCTTTCTCTAACCTTCTTGTTATTATTTCTCTATTTTTCATATTTTTTCTTATCCCGTGATTGGAATATAATATTAAAATAAAGAACAGCCAAGCTTAAGTTAAGAGAAGTTTTACAAATTCTAAATTCTTTTTAAGATGTAAGCATTTTTCATACTCTTCTTGTTCCTGAAAGTAATTTATAGATAATTCTAATGCTGTTTTTAAATGTATGTCTGAAAATTGATAAAGGGCTTCCTGGTGTTGTAAATCATCAGGATCTATTTTTTGAATATATTCCCAAGCTTTAGTAAATACTACATATTCTCCAGCTCTATCAACATCTACTTCATCTAATCCCTCATCTAATTTATCAAAAAATTTAAGTAATTGAAGATGAAAGACCCCATGATTATAAATAAGTTTTTTAAACATCCCAACCCAAAATAAAGGATGATTTTTATAATCACGAATTAAAATATCTGCTGCCTGTGCTTTTTCCTTGAGCGAATCAGGTTCTTTATCATTAAATAAATCAAATATTTTATCGATATTCATCGTCAATACATATAGGCGCCATACACTTTAGTATAACGCCTATAACGCATTGTCTATATTTTTTCGTGGGACGCGGTGATTTAACCAATAACGTCGTCTAAATGATCAGGAATACCATCTCCATCAACATCTGCAATTTCAGTATACCCAAAAGCAGCCATAAACTTAGCTACTCTATCTTTCAAATCTCCATCAGTATCTTCAAACCAATCTTCTTTAAGTTGGTCATGATCTAAAATATGGGTCAATGCTTTATACATTTTTTCAACATCTTCTACCAAGTAAATATCTGGTGTATGAAAATCTAAACTAAAAGCATAATCATCGATTTGAGGGATACTCATTAAGTCATCTGTTTTACCTATTTTCTTTTCAGATGGAACTTCTTTTCCAAACTTATGAAAATATTCTCCAACGTAGATATATCCTTGTCCTTCTTTTAATTGAAACTCACTCATTATTTTAATAAATTATAATATTCTACAAAATGTTTAATACGATCAGGTAAACCAATTGTTCCACCATTTACTCTTTTAGTAACAGCAGTTACAGTTCCTTGATCAGCCCCCTTATCACAAATAGCCCACAAACCATTCTTATTAAAGAACCAAGCAGCAGACATTAAAGGATATTTAGTAGCAACCAAATCAGGATTAGCTAAAATATCCTCAGGAACAAACTTATCAAAAGAAGAATAGTTATCTTTACCAGTCAATTGGATATAACCACGACCTCTAAATTTATATCCATCTTGAGTAGGTTCAGCTCCATTACCCATTCTACCTCCGTAAACACGAGAAGCAATAGCAATAGGTTTACGAGCGTATTGTTCAGCTAAAGCTAAAGTAGGGAAATATTTTTTAAAAATACCCATTAAACCTTTAGAAGAATAATTTAAGTTTTCTGAGGTTGCTTTCCAACCTCCTGATTCATGGCCACATTGAGCTAAGAAATGAGCTAATCTTAAAGGATTAGTTATATTAAATTTAGCAGCAGTATCAGGAATTTGAGCTAATACAGAATCAGGAATATGTCCTTTTAATTTATCTAATTTAAAAGAACTAGGAGGAACTACTACAGCTGGAGCGGCAGGTGCTGCGGGAGCAGAACCCATAATTTTATCCCAAGTAGCAGGTCCAACAATACCATCAGCAGCTAAGCCGTGTTTTGCTTGGAAAGCTTTTACAGCTTCTTCTGTTTTGGGTCCAAAATTACCAACAGGGTCAACTCCTAATTTAACTTGGAGTTGTTTTACCTGTTCATTATTATCACCTTTTTTTAATAACATAATTAACCTTCCTCTTCTTCAGATTTATCTTCTCCTTTACCGCCTTTTTTGTTCATGAATTTATCTACAGATGCAATTCCAAAGCAACCCAAAATGATTACCATGAAGCCATCAAAGATGAACTCGTTAATTACCAAAGCAGTTCCCATGTAACCTGTCACCAAGTCAACCATAAGTGCTAATACCAAACACATAAAAGCAATAAAGCCTACTACAGCTTTTTCGTTAATTGTGTTGTTGTCGTCGAATAAATTTTTAAAAAATTGTTTCATATTTAGAATTGTTTTGTTGTTTTTATTAAAGCTTCTTGTAACGATTTCGAGAACGCCTTTTTGTTAAGTGGAACTTCTCCATTCTCAACATTTAAAAACATAGCAAAAATGAAAGTACGTCTTTCACCTTTGCCTTTAAAACAACCTGAACCTATGCAAATAGTAGTTTCTACAATATAGTCTTTGCGTAACCATTGTAACCCAACAATGTTAAGTAATTGTTGAGGAGAATATATACTATCAATTGAAACCTGAACATCAAAAGCAACTCCTGAGTCAACAGTAGTATATCCTTTTTCAATTAATAATTCTTCAACATTTTCTTTTACTCCAAATGTAACATCTCTACCACCAATTGTTTGGATGTGTTGAGCATTAGTTACATTTACTTTTACTAATGTAGGCTCTACAGGAGCTAAAGCTAATAATATAGGAGCTAGAATGTTTAACATCCTTTATAAATATTAATAAGATACGGAACCCGCATATCCTGGGGCAATAATGTAAAGATTTAATGTTCCTCCTGTTGTTAAAGTCCCTGTAGTGAAAGTGCTTACTCCTGGGTAAGTTACTCTAGTGTTTATTTTAGCTGCTACTATTAAATTATATTCAGCTGTTGTAAAGATTCTAATATCAGGAGCTATTCTCCATTTAGAAAATCTTCCTGCTTTTCTAGCAGAGACATAATATTTGTCTGCTATATTTATTCTTCCATCATCATTTAGATCAAATCTATGATAAGATAAACCATTGATTATAGT